ATGAATACCGATTTTGAGTGCGGCTTGGTGTTGGGTGGCGCGCTTGTGGGTGGGGTAGGGGTTATGCTGGCCTTGGCACTCCGCCTGCTGGCCCGGCGGGATGGGGGCTGGCCCAACCAGCCCTGAGCGTGCTGGCTCCCGCCGGTGCCCGGTGCCCGGTGCCCGGTGCCTGTGCCTGTGCCCTGTGTGGAGGGAAGGTGGGAGCCGCCGCACCCCGTGCCGCCTCAGGGTGGGGTGTCTGCCCCAAATGCCTGCTGTTGCTGCTCACGCAGTGTGCGCACGGTCTGCACAATTTCCCCAATGCTTTCCGTGCAATACTGGTTCTGGTCGTGGGCAAAATCCGCATGGGTGTAAAACGGCCATTGCAGGCTGTGGCGGGCTGCACGCAGGTGCAGGATGGCCTGCTCATACCGGGCCAGTTCTTCCGCCATGGCTGGGGGCAGGGTATCGGTGCTGAACAGGCCACGCCGTGCGGCCTGTGTGTAGGCATCAGCCTGTGTGGCATGGGGGCCGTGCTCGGGGCCATGGTCGGGCGTGTGTGGTTCCAAAGCTCTCTCCCTCAACAACACGCGGGCAGTATGTGCATAATAAATGCACAATGCAAGAGCTGGCAACACGCATATGTGTGCGGCGCAGGGCTGCTCAGGGTGTGTCGGGCGCTACTTCCATGTCCATTTGCCCACAACACGACCGTTAATACTGATCTCGTCGAGTGTGAGTTCATAGGTGGAGTAGCCGGGGTTAATGCTCATGATCCGCACCCGGCGGGGTTCCTCCATGCCGGGGATCAGCTCCAGACGTTTGAGCACAAGGCCAAACCCGTCCCAGAGCACATAGACACCGGGGGGGGAGGGAATGCGGTGGGCCGTGTCCACCAGCACCCGGTCGCCCGACTGGTAGTCCGGCTCCATACTGTCCCCCGCCACGCGGACAATGGCCAGCGTGTCTGGTGTTTCGGAAAAAGCAGCCACGTAACCGCGCGGCAGGGTCCAGTGTTCCACCGGGCGCAGCCCGTCCTGCGGGGCGCACAAAACGGGCACGCAGCCCGGCCCTGCGGAGGTAATGACATCGTATTCAGGAATGGCAATGCGGCCCGCACCCGCCTGCGGTGCGGTATCGGCTGCGGGTTGGGGCGGAGCTGGCGGGGGGCGGGGCGTCAGCCGGGCCACAAGGCCGGATTCGCCAGCGCTCACACCGGCAAGGTTCCAGACCTCGTTGGCGGTAATCGGGGGCTCCCCCCTGCCGTTGAGCAGGGGCACCATGGTCTTGACCATGGGCAGGGGCAGGACATCCTTTTTGTAGGTTGTCTCATACATGCGGTAGGAGGAGAACTTGTCCCCGTACCCCAGTTCGCGTGCGAACTCACGAATCGTATAACCAGCGCGCTCGCGCAGGGCTTTTAGCCTGTCCGTGATCTGATTCTTGTTCATGGCTGCATTGTGGGCAAAAGTGTCGTGCATGTCAGTGCGTAAAAGCCGCTTGCAGTTTGTGTTTTTAGTACGCACATTGTGTGCATGAACAACGCACATACCAGCCTGCCGGATGCGGTGCAAGAGCCGCAAAGGCCTTTTCCGGCCCCAATGACCCCGCCGCAGAGCGACCTGCGGGGCCTGCCCTTTATGCCGCTCGACACCTGCCGCCTGCTGGACAGTGACCTGTTCGCCCTCAGCACGGGGGACGGGTTTAAATGCGCCGTGGCCCTGTGGTGCAAGGCATGGCAGCAGGTGCCCGCGGGCAGCCTGCCGCATAATGAGCGGGTTCTGGCACATCTGTCGGGGGCAGGTGGGCGGTGGCCTGCCTTGCGCGCTATGGCGCTGCACGGCTGGGTCGTCTGCTCGGACGGGCGGTTGTACCACCCCGTTATCGCCCAGAAGGCCAATCAGGCATGGAAGGCCCGTCTGGCCCAGCGTGCCCGTGCGGCCCGCCGCTGGGGTCGTACGCCGGAGGAGGACGGCATATGCCACGGCACAACCAGCGCAAATGCCCGCGTATATGCAAGGGAGAGTGAAAGGGAGAGCGAGAGTCCCTCACTCCGTTCGGGGCAGGATGAGAATGGGGCGTGTGCACAGGCAGTGCCGGTGCGGGGCAAGGCCCGGTCAGCGGGTGCGCGGGGGGCTGCGTATGGGGCGGGGCAGGGTGGCGCGCGCGCGGCGGGCCGTACTGGAGCCCGCGCTCCCCACCCGCTGGAGGAACAGGCGGTGCGGTTGACGCAGCGCCGGGCTGTGCAGGCCGGAGGGGCATCTTGCACCCAGCACACCGGGCCGGTGTGCACTAACGCCCCGCCAATAGGGCAGGCAGGTACCGTGGAGCCGGGGGTATGAGCGTGCTGCACACCCCGCGCATTGTGCTGCCCGCGCTCAGCCCCGCGCTGGCGGCCCATCTGGCGGCGTTACGGCCCGGTGGGTTTGCCCCCTCTGTAGCGCTGGAGGCAGAGGCCCGGGCCGCATTGCCTGCCTATACCCGCGCACTGGCCCCACTGCCCGAACCGCAAGTGAGCGCACTGGTCGAGGAGTTTGCAGAAATGCTGAACGCAGGCGTGGTCAACCCGCTGCCCGGTGTGGCCCTGCACCTGCGCTGTGGCGCACTGGCGGCGGCCTGCGCCCCAGTGCCTGCACTGGCGTGGAATGCGGTGTCCGTCCGTCGGGCGCTGGTGGCGTTTACGTTTTTTCCGTCCGCAGCACAGCTTGTGGCCTTGCTGGAGGAGCAGTGCGGCATAGCCCGTGTGACCCACGGCCGGTTGCGCCTGCTGGTGGCGGAGGCTGACCAGCGCGTGCTGCGTGCGCAGGCACAGGAGCGGCGCTGGGCATTATGGGAGCAGCAGCACGCACCCCAGCCTGTGTACAACCCTGTGGATAATGTGGATTGTATGAAAAACCAGCCCTGAATCCGCCATGAGTAACAAAAGAGTGAATGTTTTACAGCCTGTTGCGCCAACATTCTGGCAGCCGGGCAGACAAGGATTTTATACAAAATGAGCACATCGCATAGGCAGATTTCCAAAAAGCAGGGTTCTGTGGCTTCTGCCGGTTTTTTGTCCACGCAGGCCGGGTGCGGCCCCACGCCTGAGCGGATGGCAAAATCCGTGTTTGTTACGCACGGTTGCGGACCCGATGCACCGCTACGGGTGCTGGGTACGGTGCAGGCTTTGCTCACTGCGCGCGATATTACGCAGGATGCGGCCAATGCAGCCGAGCGGTGGTACAGGGACTGGGTGTTTGCCTCTGTCGGGCATATTGAATATGCCCCCGGCCACACAGCCAATAACCTGACCCGGCATGATGACGTGTCGTGGCAGATGACGCGCGCCCACGCGGCTGGCCGCCTGAGCGATGTGCGCCACGCGCTGGGCCTGTGCGCGCAGGTCCGCCTCAAGCTGATGCTGGTTGATGAGTTGTCATTTATGCAGATGGGGCGGGTGCTTTTTCCACACCTGTCGGATGCGCGGTCGCGGCTTAAGGTCTCGGCCCAGTGTGGCATGCTGCTGGAGCAGCTGGAAGGGTTTTATGCCAGCCTGCGCCGGACGCGCACCACACAGGCAACACCGCGCAAAAAACAGGGGGAAAGCCCGCGTGTGGTGGAAAAAAAGACAGGCTGAAAACACGGTATTGCGAAAAAAACGCGAGCTTGTGTGTTTTTTCGCTTGCCATGTGCGCGCAGCCTGCGTATGTAAATACCTACATTGGAATTCCTGCGCCAGATCGCAAAAAGCCGCCTCACCGGGCGGCTTTTTTTATGGCCCGGTTTTTGCGCGGCACACTGGCCGCTTTTTTATTATCTGGAAAAAACATGACCCGGTCAGTCAGCTATGCCGATGTGGTGCGCCTGCACCGCACGGATGCGGTATGCGTTGGTGTGCGCGCAGGGCAGGCACTGCTCTGCTTTTTGGTGCCCGAGGCGGAAACAACCCGACACAGGGCCGATGTTGCCCTTTCGTGGTGCGAGAGCGCACAGGCCAATCTGCCGCCAGAAGTGCGTGTGCGGTGCGTTGTAAGCGAGCGGGCCGTGCGGGGCGCCGTTGTGGGGCAACTGCCCCAGCCCGCCATGCAGCGCATTCAGGCCATGATCCTGCGGGAGGGCAGCGCCCAGAAGGCGGAGGGGGGCTGGCCACCTCGGAGCCGACCATACAGTAAGGGGCACGCCCATGCCTGCATGCAAAAAAACACAAGACCACGCAGCACACAAACCCGACCCGCCTATTACGCCTGAGGTGTGGGAGCACATCTTCAGCCAAGCGGAGGAGGGGCAGACCCTGCGCCAGATCAGCACCGGCGCGGGCATGCCCACGTGGGAGCACATGCGTGCCAGCCTGCGTGCCAGCCCCGCCCTTGCCAGCCGTTACGCCCGTGCGCGCGTGCTGGCGGCCGAAGCGTTTGAGGACCGGCTGTTGCAGGAGGTCCATAGCATTAACGGGGAGGACACCGCCGCCATGCGCTTGCGGATTGATACGCTCAAATGGATCATGTCCAAGCGTGCGCCCGCCCGCTACGGCGAAAAAGCGGGCAATGAGCCGCAACCCGACCCCACCACCCAGCCCGATGGCAGGCCACGCACCATCCGCCGCGTTATTGTGGACCCCGCCGCACGGGGGGCGCGGGGGGCATGAGCAGGCCGAGCCTTAAAATCCCCACAGCGCGGGTGTTTGCACCCCTGCTGGCGCCGTGCCGCTACAAGGGGGCGTATGGGGGGCGGGGGTCTGGCAAGTCGCATTTTTTTGGCGAATGTGTGGTGGAGGAGCACCTGCGGCTGGCGGGCCACCGCACGGTATGCCTGCGCGAGGTGCAGACATCCACCCGCCTGTCCTCACGTCAGTTGATTATAGACAAGATCAGCCAGTTTAACCTGAACCGGTATTTTGATGTGCAGGACAGGATTATCCGCACCCCCGGTGACGGGCTGATCGTTTTTCAGGGCATGCAGAACCACACGGCGGAAAGCCTGAAGTCGCTTGAAGGGTTTGACCGGGCATGGGTGGAGGAGGCGCAGTGTATTTCCGCCCAGAGCTGGCGCATGCTCCGCCCCACATTGCGTAAAGCAGGGGCGGAAATATGGGCATCGTGGAACCCTCATGCCCCGACCGATGCGGTGGATGCGTTCTTCCGTGGTGCAGGCTCGGACCGGGCAGACCTTGTGGCGGTCCGTGCCAACTGGTCGGATAACCCGTGGTTTGAGCAGGGCACTCTGCCTGCCGAGCGGGTGGAGGACCAGCGCAGCCGCCCCGATGAATACGGCCATGTGTGGGAGGGGGATTACCAGAGTTTTTCTGCCGCGCAGGTGTTTGCAGGCCGTGTGTGTGTGCAGGACTTTGTCACCCCCGATGGGGTGCGGTTTTACTATGGTGTGGACTGGGGTTTTGCCAAAGACCCGCTGGCAGCCCTGCGCTGCTTTGTGGCCGACAACGCTTTGTATATCGACCACGAGGCCGGGGGCGTGGGTGTGGAGCTTGATGCCATACCCGCCGTGCTGGAGCAGATACCCCAAGCCCGGCTGTGGCCGTGGCGGGCAGATGGCGCACGGCCGGAGACTATCAGCTTTCTGGCCCGCAGCTATGGTTTTCGTATCAGTGCCGCCAAAAAATGGCCCGGTAGCGTGGAGGATGGTATCGCCCGGCTCAAGGCGTTCGGGCGTATTGTGGTCCACCCGCGCTGTAGGCGGGTGTTGGAGGAATTTCGTTTGTATTCCTACAGGGTTGATAAGGACACGGGGGATGTTCTGCCCATTGTGGAGGACGCGCACAACCACTGGATAGATGCGCTGCGTTATGCGCTGGACGGCATTATCCATAACCGGCGCGCCATGCCCCGCTTTAACGCTGGAACACTCCAGCACATTCAGCACGCCAGCAAGGGTGGATAAAACAGATGACAGACTGGTTAACCCGCCTGTGCGGGCGCTGGGGCGCGGGTGCCGCGCACGGGGTGCAAAACCCCCACCCCAGCACACGGGTGCAAACCCCGCTCCCCCATGTGGGTGGGCCGCAGCACAGGGAGCCGTATCTGCCCCGCCCCGCGGTTGCGGGGGGCCGGGGGCGCTCCTGGGCTGGCGCGCACACACCCTCTGGCGTGCGGCGCATGCGCCTTGGCGGGCTGTTTGGCTGGGGGAGCACTGCAGCGCTCACCCAGCCCCCGGCCACGGCGGACGAGCGTGCGGCGGCGCTGTTCCAGCCCTACCAGCCCCCACGCGGGGTGCGCGGTGCGGGCGCTGCGGCAATGGCTATGGATGCAGGGCTTGGGGCGTATGCTGCGGAGCAGTATGGCATGGCCTCGGCCTTTGTGGAGCAGGGGCTTGCCTTTAAGGGCTACCCCACGCTTGCCGCCATGATGCTGCGTGCCGAGTTTAGAAAACCCGTGGAAATTATTGCGCGTGAGGCCACACGGGCGTGGATCCGCTTCCGTTGCAATGGTGCGCAGGTGGATGCGGCAGGCACGGCGGCCCGCCTGCGCGCGGTGGAGGCGGAGTTCCTGCGCCTGCATGTGCGCGATGTGGTGCGCCGCCAGATTGTGCAGGGTCTGGGCTTTGGCGTGGGCCACATATGGGTGGGCCTGCGCGGTGCAGCCCTGAGTGATGTGGGCCAGGGTGTGCCGTTGCGCGCCACCCCGCACGGCATGGCGCGCGGCCAGCTTGAGCGGCTGGTGAACATAGACCCCATATGGACCACGCCCAACAGCTACAATGCCGACAACCCCCTGCGCGCGGACTATTACCGCCCCGCAGACTGGTGGGTGCAGGGGGTGCTGGTCAACAGCACGCGCCTGCTCAGCATTGTGCCGTTTGAGGTGCCGGATATTCTCAAACCCGCCTTCAACTTTGGTGGGCTGGCCCTGCCACAGATGCTTGAGCCGTATGTGCACAATTTCCTGCGCACGCGGCAGTCGGTGTCGGACATGGTGAGCAATTTTGCCACCAAGATTTTAAAAACCGACATGAGCGGCACCATGCAGACCGATGCAGGCTTGCAGTATGCCGATATTGACGCAGACAGCGTGAGTGCCCGCGTTGCGGTCATGAATGCGTGGCAGAGCAACAACGGCACCTTTGTGCTCGACCGCGAGAGCGAGGATTTTGACATCAAGTCAGCCCCGCTCAGCGGTCTTGCGGAATTGCAGGCCCAGTCGCAGGAGTTCATGGCCGGTATTCCCGGTATTCCGCTGGTCAAGCTGTTTGGCATCCAGCCGCAGGGGCTCAATGCGTCTTCGCAAGGCGAGATCAGGGTTTTTTATGACGAGATCGCCGCTTTTCAGGAAGCACACATGGCCCCCGTGCTGCGCGCGCTGTTCCAGCTTGTCCAGCTTAACCTGTGGGGGGCCATAGACCCCGATCTGGACTTTGAGTTCGTGCCCTTGTGGCAGATGTCCGAACAGGAGGCCGCAGCGGTAGAAAAAACAAAAACCGATATGGACACGGCCAATATCCGCTCGGGCAAGATTACCGCGCACGAGGCCCGCGCGCGGGAGGCGGCGGATGCGCACAGCCTGTACCGCACCGCAGGCCTTGCCCGCCCCCTGCCCGCAGGTGGGGAGCAGCCCAACACGCCACAGGCAAAAAGAGCAGAACAGCATGAATAACATACTGGCCCATGACCGCATGGGCTCGGTCCGCATGACCGATGAGGACGGACGCCTGCACGTGGCCACAACCCCCATTAGCAAGGCCACCGTCAACGCCTACTGGGGGCGCGAAATACCGGGCGCGGACACGCTGGGCCTTGTGCCAGACAGGCTCTACCACCTTTTGCGTGACCCGGCGGAGCTGGCGCGCGCAGCCCCCACCTTTAACGCCCTGCCGGTTCTGGCCGAACATGCCCATGTTACGGCGGATGCGCCAAGGGCCGATCTGGTGGTCGGCACAACGGGCACTCACGCCCGCTTTGCCAGCCCCTACCTGACCAATTCTCTGGCGATCTGGAACGCCGGGGCCATTCACAACATCCGCTCAGGCGCGCAGCGCGAACTCTCCTGCGCGTACCGCTACACGCCGGTCATGGAGGCAGGCCAGTTTGAAGGCCAGCCTTATGACGGGCGCATGACCAATATTCGCGGCAACCACGTGGCCCTTGTGCCCAGCGGGCGCGCTGGCCCGGATGTTGTGGTGGCGGATGCCAACCCAAGGGATATTTTTATGCTTCAAACACATACGGCCCCTACGGCCGGGCAGGTTTTTGCCCGCCTTGGTGCAGCTTTTGGCGCAGGCACACTGGCCATGACCGCCCCTGTAGCCGAGCTTAAGGCATGGCTGGAACACAACACCGGCCCCACCCCGCCAGAGCAGGAGCACGGGCAGGAGCATGGGCCGGGTGCGCGGGTAGTCACAGCGGGTGCTACGGCTACGCCCGCAGGTCATGCGCCTGTGGCGGGGGCGTCCACCGCCTGTGCCACGGCTGTGCCGCCAAAGGCCGCTGTGGCGCAGGCCCCGGCAGATCCCGCAGCAGACCCCGCTACAGCGCAGGACAGTGCCGTGCATACGGCCGTGGCCGCAGCCCTTGCTGCCGAGCGTACCCGCGCAGCCCATGCGCAGGAGGCCCGCACCCTTGTGCGCCCTCTGGTGGGGGATGTGCTGGGCATGGACAGTGCCGCCGATATTCTGCGTTACGCGCTGGGCGAGCAGGGCGTGCAGACCGAGGGTGTGAACGAGCCGGGGCTTAAAGCCCTTGTGCTGGCCTGCCTTGGCACGGCTGCCCCGGCGGCCGCCACGGGTGCGGGGCATGGGAGTGCTCGGGGTGCGGCCGATCATGCGGCCTGCCTTGCAACCCGCTTTGGCGTGCATGCGCCACGCAAACTCTAAAACAAGGAGGCACAAACAATGCCTTTTCCCAATACAGTGCATTACGGCTGGCCTGCCGGGTTCCCCGGTGCATGGGCAAGCCAGAACCCCCAGCGCATGGTTGTGTCCGGCAGTAACGGGTTTTGTGCCGGGGCTGGCGGTGTGGCCATTGCTGCCTTTGCCTGGGTGCAGGCCGATGGCGCAACGGTTTTGAACAAGCCGGATGCGGCAAACCCCAAGGCGGCTCCCACAGGTTTTGTGGTGCGGAGCCAGCAGGGGCAGGTCACGCAGTACCTTGGGCAGAACACCATGACCATTGCACAGGGCTTTATGGTGGACCTGGCCGAAGGGGGGGGATGTGTTTGCCATTGCCACCACGGTCTCGGTCGCGGGGCAGGCGGTTTATGCCGCGTTGGCCGATGGCACGCTCCAGTGTGGCGCAGCAGGGGCCGCCCCGACCGGTACGGTGGATACGGGCTGGTCGGTAGCGCTGGGTGCTGCTGCGGGTCTGCCGTTCATTATCACCGGGCCGCTGGCGGGTGCGCGCAGCACGGTCTCCTCCTCGGGTACAGGGAACTAACAGAGCATGAGCACATTTTTCCGTAACGATGCCCCAGCCCTTGCACGGGACTGGGGCATCCACCTTGGTGGTGTCAGCCGCTATTTTTCCGAGCTGGCGCAGGATGCGGCCCTGCCTGCCAATGTGGCGGTAACGGTCCCTAACAGCGGTATTCCCACCCTTTTTACCACCTACACGGACCCGGTGGTTATTCGCGCGCTGGTCACGCCCACCCGCTCGGAGGCCATTTACGGCAGTGCGCGCAAGGGGGACTGGACAACCGATACCGCGCAGTTCCCTGTTGTGGAACTCTCCGGCTATGCCGCAGCATATGATGATTACAGCCCCGCTGGCACCGTGGAGTCCAACGCCAACTGGGTGCAGCGCCAGTCCTTTTACTACCAGACATGGACCCGCTGGGGCGAGCGCGAGGTGGAGCGCATGGGGGCTGCCAAAATTGACTGGGTCAACCAGAAGAACCTTGCCTCTGCCTCCGTGCTCAACCGCAACCAGAACCAGATCAACCTGTTTGGCGTGGCCGGGCTGGAGCTGTATGGCGCACTGAACGACCCCAACCTGCCCGCAGCCATTGCTCCTACACCCAAATACGCGGCATCGGGCACGGCAGCGGCGGGCAACACATGGGCGGATACAACGGACCCCGTTCAGGTTTATGCCGATATTCTCAAGGCTTTTGGCACATTGTCCGCGCAGATGGGGGGCAACCTGACGCTTGAATCCCCCCTTACGCTGGTTATCCCCACCGAGCGCCAGCAGTGCCTGCTTTATACCAATCAGTATCAGGTCGCGCTGAGTGACCTGCTGAAGAAGAACCTGCCCAACCTGACCATCCAGACCCTGCCCGAAGCCGGGGTAACGCTGGGCGGCGGGCAGGCCACAACCACGCTTATGCAGTTGTTTGTGAGCGAGGTGGAGGGCCAGCAGTCGGTCACCACCGCCTTTACCGAAAAACTGCGCGCCCATGCGGTGGAACGGTATTCCTCCAGCTTCAGGCAGAAAAAATCGCAGGGTACATGGGGGACCATCTGGTTCTACCCGCAGGCCTGCGTGACCATGGCAGGGATTTAACACCAATGGCAGCAGCACCTTTAAACACCCCGCGTGGGGCCAGCACGGTTACGGTAATCTGCCGCATGCCCGCAGGGCTTGTGCTGGACCTGTATGACACGGACGAACTGGCGACCCGTGCCCGCACGCCCACCCCGGTCATGGCGCCCCCCAAACCCACCGCCAGCGTGCGGCTGAACGGGGCCAAGGCAGACCCGCGCTACCATGCGCGGGACAACCTGCTGCTTGGCATGGGTGGGCGCACACAGGTGGATGCCAGCTTCTGGCAGGCATGGTGTGCGCAAAACCCCAATTTTCTGCCGCTCAAAAACGGGCTGGTCTTTGCCCGCTCCACCGAGCGGGACGCCGGGGCCGAGCTGGCCGAGCGCGGCCAGCACCGCAGCGGGCTGGAAGGGCTGGAGCCCACCAGCCTGCCCGGCGTAACCCCCTTTGCCAGGGACGTGGCCTGATGTCGGGGGCCACCACAACGGCCCCGGCTGCTGCGGGCGCACTGGTGGCGGGGCAGGGCACGCCGGGGGTGGTTGTGTTTGACTACGCAGGCTGGTCCACCCGCTTTGCAGCCCTTGCGGCCAATGTGAGGGCGGAGCAGGCTCTGGCCTGTTTTGCGCAGGCGGTCCTCTACCTGCCCAACACGCCCACCAGCCCTGTGCGGGATGTGGGCAGGCGCACCCTGCTGCTTGAGTTGCTGGTGGCCCATATTGCCACACTCTTTTTGCCGCAGGAGCAGGGCGGGCAGGGTGGTCTGGTCGGGCGTGTGGCCTCGGCCAGCAGGGGGAGCGTGTCGGTCACGACGGAGTATGCCCACCCGTCCGAGCGGGCGGCATGGTTTGCCCAGACCCCGTATGGAGCGGCCTTCTGGGCGGCAACGCGGGGGTTGCGGCAGGCGCGCTACATACCCGGCGGGCCGCAGACCCCACGCATATGGCCATGATTTTTCTGTTTGTCAGGAGGGCACTTCCATGCGGCTTTTTGCTCTGGCTGGTCGGCTGAGTGGTGCCGTGAACCCCTGCGTTGCGGCAACGCTGCTGCGCAGCACTGGCAGTGTCACCAACCCCGATGGCAGCCAGACCCCCACCTACACCACAACGGACATACAGGTGGAGGTGCAGGCCCTTGCGGGGGAAGACCTGCAACTGGTGGCCAACATTGCCCGTGCGGCGGACAGGTGCGTGGTGTACCTGCCCGCCGCCGCACAGGCACTGGACAGACCCTTGCAGTGTGGGGGCGATATTTTGCGGTTTTATGGTGCGGACTGGCTGATCACCCAGTCCCTTGAACAATGGGGGGCGGGCGAATGGTCCAAGGTTCTGGTTACGCGGCAGAGCAGTCCGGCACCAGCATAACCCCCGACGACGGGCAGATTTACGGCGCGGTGCGTAACTGGCTGCTGGGTATTCTGCCCGCGGGCATGGCCGTGGTGCAGGGGCAGCAGAACCGCGTGGCCCCACCGGCCCTGCCTTTTGTCACCATGCTTCTGCTTGAGCGCGAGCGCCTTGCCACCAATAGCTGGACCTACACCCCCACCACGCGGGAGGTGCGCGAGCCGGTCAGGCTGGGCATGCAGCTTGGCCTGTTCGGGCCGGGGGCCGGGGCCGGTGTGCAGGCCATAACCACCCTGTGGCGTGACCCAGATGCCGCCACCTGTTTTGCCGGGCTGCCATTCCCCCTTGCTCCGCTGGATGCGGACGCCCCCACCCGCTCGGGTTTTTGGGAGGGGGAACACCAGTATGAGGAACACTGGAGTGTTGTCCTGCACATGCAGGTCACATTCCAGACGAGTATTGCTCAGGATTTTGCAACAACCCTTTCGGTCATCGCACTCAGTGCCGATGTGACCGACCCGCCAGAGGAGTAACGCTGTGGCTGGCATTCCCATTTCCACCCTTGTCAAGGTCGCACCCGGTGTACTGGCCGCAGGCGGTAGCCTGAACGCGCTGACCGGCCTTGTGCTCAGCACCAATGTGGCCGTGGTGCCTGTTGGCACCGTAAAGAGCTTTACCACCGCTGCCGATGTCGGTACCGCATTTGGTATGACATCTGTAGAATACCAGATGGCCTGCGTTTATTTTGCAGGCTACACCAATGCGGTCATGACCCCCGCACGCCTGCTGTTTGGCGGGTATGCCAACCCCGCCACGGGCCAGAGCGTTGCCGAGCAGCTGGGCACCCTGCGTGCGACCAATGCGGCATGGAACGCACTGGCCCCCGCTTTTGAGCCTGATCTGGCGGACAAGCAGGCCCTTGCCCAGTGGGTCGCCCTTCAGGGCAACACGCTATGGGCCGTCCTGTGGGATACGGACGCGCAGGCCACAACCCAGAACAGCACAACAGCCTTTGGCGTGTGGCTTAAAAACCAGAACCTGAGTGGTGTGAGCGTGGTTTATAACGACCCGCTCAGTGCCGCACTGTGCCTGGGATGGATGGCGTCCCTCTCCTTTGGCACCACGGCGGGGCGGCAGACGCTGGCCATGGTGCAGGATGCATCGGGCCTGCTTGCCCCTGCGGTCACAGATGGCACAACGGCTGCCACATTGCTCGACAATGGCTATAATTTTTATGGCGCGTATGCCAATGCCTCCAGCACGTTCCAGTTCATGCGGCCCGGCTGCGTATCCGGCCCGTTTTTGTGGGCGGACAGTTACGTCAACCAGATATGGCTTAACGCCAGCCTGACTACAGACCTTGTAAACCTGCTGCTGAACACAGGGCAGATTCCGTATAATACGGAAGGGGATACACTGGTGGCCGCCAGTGTGCAGGGCACCATTACGCAGGCTCTGGGCTTTGGGGCCATCCAGCCCGGTGTGGCGCTGACCACAGCGCAGAAGCAGCAGATCAACAACGCGGCGGCCGTGGCGACTGCGGCGGACAGTGTGGCCACGCGTGGGTGGTACTTTATGCCCAATGTGTCCACCGCTGCGGCCTCCTTCCGTGTGGCGCGCACCACCCCGCCTGCCCGCCTGTGGTACGCGGACGGGCAGAGCGTGCAGGCCATAACCCTGAACAGTGTTGAGGTGCAGTAACCATGGCGCTCGATATTTCGGCAGCCAATGCCATTTTCACCATTACCGTGCCGGGCCTTTACAACGCGCCTGTCACGCTCAAAAACTTTGCCACAGACCGCGCGTGGGATGTGGCCGAGCAGTCCTGCGCGCAAACGCAGATGTCCATTGATGGTTACCTCAACGCGGGCTTTGTGCCCGAGCCGGTGGACCAGAACATTGTGCTCTCTGCTGCGAGCGAGAGCGTTGTGGTGTTTGAGGCCATTATGACCGCGCAGCAGACTGCGCGCACGCTCTACCGCCTTGGGGCGGAAATTACCCTGACCTCCACAGGGCGCAAATACACCATGGTCAACGGCGTGCTGAGCGGTATGGCCCCCATGCCCTCTGCCGGGCGTATGCTGGCGGACCGGCACTTTGCCGTGCGCTGGCAGGCCATTTACCCGGCGGGGCTGTAACATGGCGCTGCGTCAGATCAGTGTCCGTGTGCCCATGCAGGGGGCGGACCACGGCAAGGTGTTTGTCATTACCCGTATGCCCGCCATGGAGGCGGACCAGTGGGGGCGGCACTGCCTGCAGGCGGCCATTGCCTCGGGCGCGGATATTCCGGGGCTGGATGAGGACGCGGGGCTGGCCGGGCTTGCTGCTGTGGGGCTTGGCATTTTTGGCGCCATGGACCCGCAGCGCATGGACGGGCTGATCGAGCGGCTCATGCGCTGTGTGAGCGTGCAGCCAGACCCGCGCAATACAGCCGTCCGCCGTCCGCTTGATGAGAGCGATCTGGAGGAAATTCTCACCGTTGGCTGGCTCCAGAAGGAAGCGTTTGCCCTGCATGTGGATTTTTTCAAAGGCGTCGGCCCGTTGTTCTCCCTTCTGTCGGCCCTGCTCCAGACGGAACCCAGCGCCCCGCCGCCCGATGCCCCAATGTAAGTGAACGGCACGCGCTGGTCATGCTCGAAGGTCTGGCCAGCCTGCACGAACTCCAGAGTGTGTATGACAGCGAGGATTTTGAAAATCTGCTGGAAATGGCTCTGGTCAAACGGTTTAACAGGTAAGAACAATGGCAACGCTAACACAGTGCCTGAGCACCGCCTGGCTCCATGCACATGCCGCACATCCTGCACATACGGGCGCGTGTTCTGCTGCGGGCAGGGGGGATTCTGGCAGGGCGGATGCGGGGCTGGTCTGGGCGCGTGCCGTGCTGTCTGTTCTGGTGGCGGCTGGGAGGGGCTCGGCGGTGTCGGGGCAACGGCATGGGCGGCGGAGCGCACTGGCAGCTCTTGTCCCGACCATAGTGCCCGCAGCCCTGCATGCCACGCGCGTACCAGCACGCCACAACGCGCCTTCCGGTGGGCCGCAGCACGCAGCAGGTGGCAATATAGAGCTCTCTGCGGGGCAGGAGCCCGCGCCCAAGGCCGCATTGCGGCAGAAGGCTGGTGCTACCAGCGCGGCCTTGTTGCAGGGGGCAGGCGTGGCAACACGGCGCCCTGCGCCCGTAGGGGGGCGGAGGGGCGTGCCTGCCCTGCCAGCACCTGCGGCTTCTGCTACGGTTCTGCGCGGCGTGTATTCCCAAAAAACAGCTTTGCAAAAAGGCTTTTCACATACCGCTGAGCGCATTGCTCCCGCGCACACAAGGCATGTGGCTGGGGGGACGCACACGGGGGAGGACAGTCTCAAACCGCTGGTGGCCAAGGCTGCGGGTCTTGGCGCCCATGCGCTTAGGGGGGCTGCGGCCCGGCACATCCCGCCGCCCGCGCAGGGTGTGGGGGCGGTGCGCTCGCCCATGCGGGGCGTGCGTGCTCCGGGCGGGCATGTGGCGGGCCATGCGGGCCAGCGTGCGTTTGCGGCTCTGTTAGGGCACGGGTGGCAGGGGCATGCCACGCATATGGTCCGGGTTGGGGGGCATGGTCTGCACGGTGCGGGCGTGGCGCATGCGGGCGGCCCGCATACCGGCCTTATGGCGGGGGGGGTG